TGTACGTGTCCGACTCAAGCATAGTGTTGAGTACGTTCACTACCCTTTCTGGGAGTGGACGGCGGTGTTTGATCATTTCAAACATCTCGGGGATCGATTGATCCGCGAGGGAGAGGTTTTCCTTCTCCCAGTCCTCGAGTATCTTTCTCGAAGACGGGTATTGGGATTTAATTTCCCAATCCCATCCTAAGCTCATTGGATTGAGCTTCGGTAATTGGTCACGGTATACCCAGTAACCAAAAGAAGAACTGAATTTAAATCCAGGGTTCTTCCAAGTCTCTATGAAGAGACTGTAGTCCACGGTGAATTCGTGGGTGTGTCCATCGGAGAATGTTCTGTCGATGGAAAAGGAAGGCTCTATTGGAGTCCTTCCAGAGAGAATGTCTTGATAGTACATTCCCTTGGCAAGCTCAAAGAAGGCTTGCTCCGGCGATGCAATGGCATCGAACTTCATGCTTTGCAGCATGACCCTGGTATTTTCATTATCAGGTTGAAGAATCGCTTCAGGTGGAAGCAACTTCTTCAGACCTTCCATTTTTGGAAGGTACAGGTGGTGTTTTGACACGACCTTGTCCGTGCGGTCACTTCGCACGAACTTACTACTGAACTTATTGTTCATTAGCATTGAGAGACGATACTTTGTCTCTCGAGGGTTGAAGCATTTGTCTTCAACCACCCGGTGCAAAAACCGGGGACTGCGCGGAAACGCGCCGTCTCCACCTATCTCAATAGGTGTAAAAGGACATAGAACGTCCTTCTCCTGTGGCACCAATATGTGCTGCAGTATTGAGGCTCGGTTAAAATATTCCGAAGCCTTTGGGTTCACTGAGTGGACCCACCTCGTTTCCTTTCCAAGGAGCGAGAACCTACCAATGTTTGTCATTGAGTAGGAGTCTGTCTCAATTATTTGAGGCAGTAGGAGCCGTATTCTTGGATAATCCAAGTAACCGAGCTCTCTTCCAGTTTTCAATTGAATCTGGAGTGACGATTTTGCCGAACGCGGCATAATCGCCCCTTCTTCGCAATAAAAGGCGAAGAACGTAGACACATATGTGTCTGCCTCGGAGATCTTAAAGATCTTCGAGAGATCACCTTTAAGATGATCTTCCAGTCGCTTTCGCGAACTGAGGGCGATTTCATCATCGCCGACTAAGTTGTAGGTGGACAACTTAGATGACACACAACAGTATTGGTGTGCCAGAGTGAGGATGACCTTGGTCATCATATCACCCATCAGCCATCCACGACGGCCGATTACGAGTTCATAATTATTGAACCCACACGGAACGAAACAGAATCGTTTCCGACAGTACATAGTCTTTGCTAGTACTGCTAGCCCGGTTGGAAAACCGGGACAATTGGAAGCTTCTATAAGAGCTTGCCAAAACTGACGGGCAACATCTTTGTTGCCCCAGTCTGTAGCCTCTGACAAATCTGTCGAGAGGAAACATAGGTCTTTGCTTTCTACAAAGATCCCTTCGCCCCCTAACTCTTCGTTGAGGGCGTCCCAATCCCTATTCTGTGGATTGAGTGTCTCTTGGAGAAATCTCCAGAGATGTCGGTCTGCCTTCAGACCGGACCGGATCCTCTTATCTCGGAGGACCGGTTGAAATAGGTGTACAAAAACACCCATTATCACTTGGTAGGCATATGGCGCTACCGAGATGGTGCGGGCCTTTGAAGGCTCCGCAACCACGTGTAGTCTCACGCATGAGCTATACGTTGGGTAATTGAGTACATTATCAATTGCCCAGTTCAGTACATCTTGTGATGACCGAACGGGTCGAGGTTCAACCTCGACTGAAGAAAGTGTCTCCAGGTCATAGACCCTTTTAACGACCTTTCTTCGAGCAAGCTTGCTAACAAAAGCCGTCTTGCCTCCCGCCTCTCTTGTCGATTCAAGACATGAGGTGGTTCCAACCGAGATCTTTGCTGATCTCGGGTGTACACCTGTTGCACAGGTGGTTACCTTCCGGAGTGTTTCCGGATTAAGGTGTATCGATTCCCCAGGGTCCGATACCGTTCTCTTGAATTTCTCAAGAGACTCGTCCAACATCTTAGAGTTGGCCATACCCGTGGCACGTGTTTGTGTCCAGGTAAGAACGAATCTTCCAAAAGATTCAGGTGAATCGAATTCACCGACTGAACGCTTAGCAGCGTTCAGGTATGGTAACATTATGTTATCACACTTGACAGTGTCAAAAGACCCTGTCAAAGCAAATGTTTTCCGCATTTGCTTTTTAGTCGCTTTAAGCGACTTCTGAAAGAGTGCATAATTGTGTGCACAACTTTCCAGGGTCCAGGCTACGAGACTATCAATCTCGTAGTATTCTGGATCCTTCTCCCTTGTTAAAAGCAAGGGAAGCACAACCGCATTGGCTGTGTGAAACCACGATCGAACGTGGTGCAAGCGTCCCGCATCGAGCTCCCTTCGGAGTTTTGACCGCGAGGCCGCTGACAACTTGAAATACAAGTTGCGCAACAAAACACTTTGTTGCTCTCCCGGACTAAGGTCCGAGAGGTAGGTGGCTTGTCTACG